CCCGTCGATCATCTGGCGGGACACATCCACTTTTCCGGTGTAGGTGGACGGGGTGACGACCAGCGGGGTCGACGTGAACGACCCGTCGGCCGGGACGGTGTTCTCACCGGCCTGGACGCCTACCACCGCCCCCGGGCTGGATTGGATACCGACGGTCACCGGGTTGGCGTCGGTGATCCCGATCTTGCGGATGGTGTCGGCGGTGGGGCGGGCGCCGTGGGCGATCAGCGCGAACTCCTCGAACAGCCAGGTCGGCGGGATGGTACCGCCCGACCCGCCCGTCGTCGACGCCGCCCGGGTCACCATCTGGGTGTGCCGTTCCAGCCGGGACCGGGACTCCATGTCGCCGTCACGTTGGGCGTGCAGGATGTCGCGGAAGAAGGATTGGCGGACCTCCAGGCTGGCGTCCGGCTTGCGGTACACCTCGGCCTCGGAGCGGACCTGGACGATCCCCTGGCGTTCGCCGGTCGGCTCGCCCCGCTCGGGCACATCGGACAGGGCCACGACCGTCGAATGGCGGCGGTCCTCGACGGCCCGCAGCTCAACGATCCGGTCGCCGAGCGGTTCCATCTGGTCTTTCAGGCCGTCGAGCAGACCCTGCTCGGCGTCGGTCGGGTCGCGGCCCTCGGCCGCGCACCGGTTCAATATGTCGTCGAAATTCTGGAAAAGCTGGTTGTAGTCGGCGCCCAGGCGCTCAAGCAGTCGGTTCGGCACAGCAGCCTCCGAAGGTGTCGGGGGTGCGCCCAGGGCGCGGCGGCGCAGGGTGTATCGCCCTGTCACCGGTTCCACGACCGGCCGGTTCCGCCACCGGGGGCGGCTTCGGCGCTGCACGGCTTCGGCTGCTGGGTCGGCAGTGTAGCCCGGTCAGGTGGTGAGGAGTCGGAACCGGTCCCGTTCGGCCTGGTAGCGGTCGAGCCGCTGCGAGCGGACGGCCAGCACCCCGGCGTCGGTGTACACCGGCTCCGAGGTGAGGGCGACATGGTCGAGATGGCCGGCCAGGCGTTCGATGACCCCGTCGGATGCTTTGCGTGACGCCCCGCCCTCCCCCGGTTTGAACCCGATCGACAGCCCGGTGATCTCCCCCTCGCGGATCATGGTCAGCATCCCGTCACCGGCCGGGGTGGGCATGATCCGCCATTCGCCGTACAGGCCGTCGGGCTGTTCGCGCAGCATCTCGGTTTTGCCGATGTGCGGCTGACCTCTAAGGCGGGCGTCGTGGCTGTCGTACAGCTTGACGAACCCGTTCGCGGCGGCGGCCAGCTGCTTGGAGAACACCCCCGGCAGGAACCGCTCCTGGAACTTGCCGCCGACGTCGCCGACGACGTGATAGGGGACGGCCCGGCCGTACACGGTGCGGCCGTCGCCCTGGTCGCGGATCTCCATGACCAGGGGAAACCGGCGTTCCTGAAAGCCGAGGGCGTCGGGCGGCAGCGGCTCGGACGGATGCCACGGCCGGGACCGACCCGACCCGGCCGACCCCTCGTAGCTGGACGTGGTGCCGCTACCGATGTCGGGGTGAGCAGCCGCCAGCTTCTTGTACTTGGCCATGGCCTCCATGCGTTGCGACGCCGAGATCGTCGACGCCTGCGGGATGCGGGCGCCCGCATTCTTGAGGTGCGGCACGTCCACCTTGCCGCTGGCGTCGCGGTACGGGAACAGGCGCTGCTTGGCCCCTTTGGCGTCGGTGTACACCAGCAGGAACGCCGAGTCGGGCAGGGCGTTGATGTAGGCGGGATCCCATTCGGCCATGATCATTTAACCTCCGGGCGGGCCGGCGTTAGCGGGCGGGGTTGGCAGGCTGTCGCCGGCCGGGAACGGGGTGGCCGTCTCCGGGCCGCCCGGCTGGGCCGGCACGTTCGTCGGGACCGTCGGCAGGGCCGCCACCGCTTCGACCCCGGCCGCGGCCACCTCTTTGGCTACCTGGGCTTCGACGATGGCCATGGGGTCCATGTTGTTCTGGGCGCGCACCTCGTCCTGCAACATCCACGCCGACTGCGGGCCCGGCCCGCCCAGGGCCGCCTGGTAGGCCTGATATTGGCTGAGGGTGTCGGTGCGCAGGCTGGCCCCCAGATCCCATTCGGCCTTCTGGCCCCGGGGCAGCCAGTCGATGCTGACAGCCTGCTCCAGCAGGGTTGTCCACGGGCTGACGGCGTCGTTTCTGGCCTGGACTTCTTCCATCTGGGCGTTCTTGTAGGTTCCGCCGCCCACGTTGGCGCCCAGCTTCGACGGCGGTATACCCCATGCCAACGCCATCATGACCAGGCCGTGCTGGCGGGATTCGATCATCTGGCTGTCGACCGGCCGGTAGGCCAGCGGCGTGAAGTCGGTGAGCTCGTTGAGGACCGCCGGGGTCGGCGCCCCCGAATATTTCTCGACCCACGACGCCTTCGCCTGGTCGGCCTGGGCCTGGGTGATCTCCGGGCGGTGGATCTTCAGAATCCCGTACGGCATGCCGCCGTTGATGAAATAGTTGGCTGCGTAGTTCTGGAGCGCCTGTTCCATCGACACCGCGTCGGACATCGAATCGATGATCCCCCGGCCGAGCGGCCAGCCGGGCCGGGCCAGATGCGATTTGCAGTGCCAGATCTGGTCCGGGTCGTACAGCTGGCCGGCCGCGTAGAAGGCGCCGATGTCGGGGGCCATCGGGTTACCGACGAACCGGACCGCCACCATCAGCGGGTGGATCGGTTTGAGGGTGGTCGGATAGCCGAGCCGGTCGAAGCCGGTGATCACACAGATGGCGTTGCCGTACAGGGTGAGACTGCCGGCCATAGCCGCCCAGAACGCCATCGGCGTCTGATTCGGGTCCGGCTGTACCAGCACCCCCGGCTGGGGGTCGACCAGCTCGGTGCCCCGGTAGGCGGCCACCGGCAGCTCGCCGACGGCGCCGCACACATACCGGTAGCCGGCCCAGAACGCCGGAATTGATAGGGCGTTGGCTTCGGAGGTGGGCGGCAGAATGTTCGACGGCGGATACCACGGCTGCGGCGACGCCGGGGTCGGCCCGGCGTTCGGGACCATCGACCCGAAGTTCGGTGACGAGCGGACCAGCAGCCTCCCGAGCCCCATCAGCGCTCACCCAGCTCGGCGACAGTCCCCGCCGCCAGCAGACCGAGCCCGCCGACGACCAGGCCCGCCCAGATTTCGAGCAGACCGAACCCGACCGCCATGAACAACACCCCGAGCAGTTGGGCCAGCACCGGTACCCATCGTCTCACGTCGCGCTTGCTGGGGCTAGCACCGTCGTCAGGCCCGCCGACCATCAGAGGATCTGGCTGTTACCGGTACCGGCCTTCACCAGCCCATAGTGCGCCAAAGTGACCGCCACCAGCGGGGATATGTCGCCGCCGGTTTTGCGGGCCCACGCCCAGGCGTCCCCCAGCGGACGTTTCCGGGCCGCGGCCACCGCCGCGTTCAGGACCGGCTGTTCCAGATGGCGGACCGTGCCGTCCACCACGGCGTCGAAAAACTGTCCGCAGGCCTGGGCGTACTCGCGGGCTGAGACGGTGTCGGTGGCGATCCCGGCCGCGGCCAGATCGACCAGCAACGCCCCGGCCGGGCTGCCCGGGTCTACCACCGTCGGCCACGGCTGCCACCGCCTTTGCAGGTCGGCGAGCCGTCTGACGCACCAGTCGGTGTTCGGCCGGTGGTCGACCACCTCCAGGTGGCGGCGGCCGTCGGCCCGCCAGCCGGCCACCCCGACCGACGCCGCCGAGCGGTCCGGGGTCACATCCAGACTGAAGCAGGGCAGACCGGCCAGCTGCGACCGGGAGTCACGGCAGGCCGCCCACAAGGTCGGGTCGATCACCGGCCGGCCGCCCGACGCCCGCCGGTTCAGGTAGGCCCGGGCGAACTCGCCCGGCTCCATGGCGTCATGGTCGGCCCGGATCACCTGCTCGGTCACCGTATGCCCCAACGCCGGCATGCACCCCCACCAGGTGGCCGGGTCGTCGGGGTCGTCGTCGTCGCCGGCCGACCACTCGAAATAGCACACCCCGGTGTTCTCGCCGGCATCGACGCGGGCCCGGCCGTCGTCGACCCGATCGTGGAGAAAGAAGCTCTCGTCGGTGCCCATCGTCGACACTACCCAGATCTGGGCGGCCGGGCGGGTCAGCATGGCCGGCCGGAACGCCTGGGCCAGCCGCTCGTCGCGTTGGGCGAACGCCTCGTCGATGATCCCCAGGTCGAGGGTCTGGCCGTGCCCGGAGCTCTCGCCCGAAGCGGTGATGCCCACCGTCGACCCGGTCGACTTGAACACCCACCGCTCCAGGCCGGTCTGGCGGCGGACCGTGAACAGCCGCCGCAGCGGGGTCGACGACAGCATGTCAGCCTGCTCCTCCCACTTGGCCCGGCTGTTGTTGCGGTCCTGGGCGGCGTACAGGCACCGCTGCCGGTCACCCCAATTCAGCGCCCGGTCCAGCTCGACGACCAGGATCACCGTCGTCTTGCCGGACTGGCGCGGCACCGTCACCCGCACCTCCCGGTAGGCGGGCAAACCGTCGGCGTGCACCTCGCCGGCCACGTTGACCACCTGGCGCTGCCACGGCATCAGCGGCTGGCCCATCAGCTGGGCCAGCGACGCCAGCCGCCGGCCGACCGTGCGACGGTCAGGACTCCGGGGCGTCGCCCATCTGGGCTGACAGGACCGCAAGCCAGGCGGCGAGGTCGTCGTCTGAGGTCGCAGAAGACACCTCCCCCCGCAGCTGGCGCAGCACCTGCTGGTAGGCGTAGGCGGTCTGGGTGACCGGCTCCTCGGCGCCGTCGATGATCTCGGCCAGGGTCCGCCCCAACGCCACCAGGGCGGCGTCCTGAGGCTCGATCCGACCCACCGATCTGAGGGCCGCCACCGTCCGCTCAAACGCGGCGCCATTCCGGGATCTTCGGGGCATCTCCCGTCAAGTGTGCCCGTTTTGTCCCCGACCCCGGTCAATCCCGCGCAAAAAACAT